TTAATACACGATTTTTTCTAATTTTTGATCTAACTCCCTATCCATTTTTTCCGTTACGTGAGTGTATACTTTTATAGTGGTTTTTTCATCTGTATGTCCAACTCTTTTCATAATTGCTTTTAAGGATATGTTCATTTCCACCAGCAAACTGATATGAGTATGCCTAAAAGTGTGAGTAGTGATTTTTTTATTTATATTCAGTGATTTTGCAGCTGAAGATATTAATTTATTTATCTCGTTGTTTTGTCAAGGGTTTCCCTGGCGAGTTGTGAATAAGAAACCTCTGTCAATATATCTTGGTTCCCATTGTTTCATCTTTTTATTTTCCAATATCACTTTTTTTAAAAGACTGGCTGTTCTAGTGTTTATAGTAATATTCCTTTTTGAGCCTACGGTCTTGGTAGTATCTTTATAACCAAATCCTTCATCATATTTAATTCTATGAATCATACCGTTAATAGCGATTGTCTTATTCTCCAAATCTACATCATTGATCTGGAGCGCTAATAATTCGCCTATACGCATACCTGTTAAAGCTTGTATTTCTATAATACTTGAGACTAAGGGACGTGTTCTTTTTCTTATTTTCTTATTATTTAATATGAAATCACGGATTTGTATAACCTGACTCATTTCTAAATAGTTGTAAATTTTAGCTTCCTCTTTTTCAATATCTTTCAACGTCTTGCTGTTTTTAGGTATTTTGATATCGGTTAGCAAATGCTTGTTTTGGTAATTATAAAATTTAACCGCATAGTTAATAGCTTTTTTCATATCACTGAGTTGTTTGCTTACTTGGTTTATAGAATGCTTGTCTGATAATGCATAAATAAGGTTTTGCATGTATTTTGTATCAATTTTGTTTAAAAGCAGATTCTTTGAACTGTTTGTTTTAATTCTCAACTTTGTATTAATTATCGTTGTCACTTTAAAACCTGACGTTTTTATATGATATTCAAGCCATTCATCTAATAGTGAATGAAAAGTCAAAGTTTTTAATTCGCTTGACGACTTGTCGTGTAGTTTTTCTTTTATCTTTTCTTCTAAACGAAACATTGCTTCTTTTTGTGCTTGTTTTGTATTCTTGTTCAATACAACGCTTACACGTTTCCATTTATCTGTGTATGGATCTTTGTATTTCTCGTAGTATCTGTAACTAGTTTCGTTGTTTTTGTTTTTGAATTTTTCAATCCACATTTTTAGATTCCTCCTGTAGGAACGTACGTTCTGTAAATTTGTAAAAAATAATAAGGGTAGGCGGGCTACCCATGATTTAGTACCTAGTACTAAATATGATATAATAAAATAAAAAGTAGGTGATGTTATGAACTTTTCAGATTCTGAAATCGCGATAATTTATGACGCTTTGTTCCATCTGGAATGCACAACTGATGTATATTCAAACCCTTATAATTGTACTTCAAAAGAAGCTTATATAAACGCTTTTAGGACTACGTTCAATAAAATAGGTGAGTGTTCCAACAAAAATAGAAAAGGAGCTCTTTATTTCGAATAATGTTCATCTATCCACACTTTTATGCATGATAGTATGATTTGGCAATCCGCTTTTGAAACTTCGCCAGGATTTGAATGAGAAACTGAATTTCTTAAAGAATAAGTTATATCAATTCTTTTATGCATTCTATAGTTTATTTTCCCTTCGCTAAGTAATCGTTGACCTAAGTAGTTCATCATGGTGTCACTACTGTCTTTACTGTTTAACTTAACTTTTTCTTTATCGCATATAGCCATTAACAAAGTTTCTAAGGCAACGCTTAATGTTGCAGCTGCAGGTAAAAACAACTTTCGTTTATAACATTCTTCAGCTTGTGCCATTTGATATTCGAAGTCGCTATTGTATTTTGGACTATCGAAGTTTGATATTAATCCTTCATAGTCCAAATGTGAATATGGACTAACCTTATCGTGATTGTATTTATTTAAAGGGGTTTGATTTTCTTTTTTCCAACTTTTGAAATCTGTGTCCGCTTGAGAACTTCCGTGTGTTGATAAATTGTTATAGAAATTTAGTACTATAGGTAACACTATAAAAATGTTTTTTTACTTAAAAAAATTGTATTTTCTCCGAATAAACAAATTAAATCTCTCAATCTCTGTGTGTTCCATGATTTCTCTTATATAATTGTTTAAATCTTCTCTTGTAATAGTAATTTCTTGAGATAATTCGTTAAAATTATCTACTATAACTACAAAAGTGTCGGTGAAAAAAATACTTTCAGGAACATTGAAAACAAAAATATTTAAATAAGACTTATACTTTAATAACGGAAAAGCTTTTTCAATATCATCTCCTAAAAACTCATAATTCATTATCTGTTTTTCATAACCTTCCATAAATGTTTTTAACATTTTTTGTGTATCCATTCTGCATTCATCTTTCTTTCTATATCGTTATATCTCCATAAGTATTGTTTCTCTTCCGCCCATCATCCTCCTCACGCTATATAGGTATTTTTAATCATATTTAAAGCCAATTTTATTTAAAACTTCTAAATAATCTGACGACTTTGCCCGTAATGTTTACGTCATTTATTTTTGACATTGGGTAGCTTCTATCTTTAATGGTAACGTAATTAGATAATCGCTTTAGGGTAAATGTGTCATCTGAGTTAAATATAATTTCACAAAAATATTCATCAGTTTCGGTTCCGTTCTCTGGGAAGAAAACGGTTATTATATCTCTATCAAAGATAAAGTCAACTACATCATCATCTTGATCTAAAATGTAGCAAACAGTCATATCGCCATTTTCAACTCTTCTTGCGCTATTTATAGTAGTTATTGGTTGGGCAACTAATTTGCCTTTTGCCTCTGTGTATCTTTTTGGGAATTCCACATAATTCATTAAATCGATTGTTTTATTTGTTTCCATATTAGTTCTTCTTTCTTATATTGTTTTATTAGTTAATATTTGCTCCTGGTACTGCGCTAGCACCAGCTTTTGCTTCCTCTTCTTTTCCTTTTTTGCATTCTTCAAAAGCTCTAGCCTGTTCATCTTTAGTCCATCCAGGCGAAACAACATGCTTATCATTTAAATTAGTATTTTGTGAATCATTATCATTGATATTTGCAGGTGCGTTATTAGATGGATCTGGATTATTATTAAGTTGATTGTTTTGTGCTTGGCTTTGATTGGTTGCATTGTTTTGTACGCTATTACTAGGTGGATTTTTATCTTCAACTTTTTTCGGTTTTTCTTGTTGCTTTTTTGGTTTGCTATCTTTATGTTTTTGTGTATGAGACTTTTTATTTTCTTCTTTTTTTGGTTTATCTTTTTCACCACAAGCTGTTAAAGCTAAAGTACTTACTAGTAATAATCCAATTAATTATTTTCCTCATATAGATTTCTCCTTTGTTTTATATCTCTTTGTATCGATAAACTCTCAATGGTTCAAATGTAATAGAATACTCACCATAGTGAGTTCCAATACCATATATCTTTTTATATTGTTCTATAGCTTCTAATATGTATGATTCACTCAACTGCAGATACTCTGACAACTCGTACAAATTACGAACGCCGTAGTTGTAAGCTTCTACAATTTCACGTAACGGTACAGCTGAAGTAAAACCATGTCTACGTGCATAATTTTCAAATTTTCGATTAATCCATTTTGACTGGTCTAAAATGTTGCCATACGTCAACTTGTGATGAGCGAGCTCCTCATATAACACTTCTGCTTTTCGTGCCTCTGATAAATTACTCCTTATATAAATTTTCCCATTCATATAACATCCTGGTTGAAAATTTGGAAGTTGGTCAGTTTCTTCTATCTCTATTTTTTCGTTATTTATGCAAAGTTCTTTGTAAATCCCAATATAAACACCCTTTATTTATTTCTATTTCTAACCCATTCAATGAATCTCTTTACTTCTGCAATCTCTTCTTCAGTTAATCCCTCCTTATCGAAATGAGTAGCAATTGTTTCTTGATGTAACTCTTTTTTTGATTCAGTAATTCTTGATTTCGGTACATTGAAGTAATCTGCAAGTTGTTGAATTCTTTTAATTCGTGGATATTTAGTTTGTTGAATCCAATTGGAGACTGTAGGTTGAGAAACTCCAATAGCTTCAGCAAGTTCTCTCTGATCAATATTTTTATCATTCATAAGTTCTTGAAGGTTTTCAGATAAAATTTTTCTGACTTTATTATTCTCCATAATTGTCTCCTTTAATATTACTTAATGTAATATTAACTTACCATAACCGACATTACTTTACAATACTTTTTATAACTTTTTGCGAAGAGATATAACTTTGTTGGTTGATAAGTAATATAAGGTTATACGTGTGAAAAGGAGGTGAACGACATGCCAGAACAATTATCTGTAAGGAAATGGAGACTTGTAAAGGGTTTGAAACAACAGGAAGTAGCAGACATATTAGGAGTCAATGCAAAGACGGTTGGCCATTGGGAAAAGGAGGATACCAATTTAAGTAATGTTACAGTTTACGCTTTAGCAAAGTTATATGATATTGAGGTAGACCAGATAAAGGTCTAAATTTTTTGGCCTTTATATAACTTTATATAACTTTTGAAAGGAGATAACAAATGAACATTCAAAAAGTAATGAAATTAGTATTGAAAAAAATTCATGAGATGATGGGAGTTTTGAAAAGGTTCAAGAAAAAGATAAGACACAAAGATTTAATTATCATCAAAGTGAAAGATGAAAACAGCGTCCCATTAGTCACTTATAAAGGAGAAGAGCTAAAGGATAAACGAGTGGTCAAATTTTTGTGGGTAACCCGAAACGAAAATTACAAAGGAGGTTACGACATAAACATAGAGCATTATATAAAAAGTGAAAAAGGTAGACCTGGTATATATGAAAAATCAGGATTTAGAAGCCTGTTTTTTAAGGAGGATACACAATGAACAAAAAAACGGAAGGGTTACACATAAGCATACCAAGAATTTCCATAAGAGATCATGCGTCAATAGAATCTCTAACAGAAAATGAACGTGGACTAAGAAAGGAAATATTAAAAAGTATTAAAAAAGGTTATTACAGCTACTTAGAAATAAACAAAGTTTTCTATGCATTAGATAGAGAACTTCAATACAGAGCGAATAATACCAAACTTTAACATTTATCGAAAGGAGTGATAGAGATGCCAAAAATCATAGTACCACCAACACCAGAAAACACATATCGAGGCGAAGAAAAATTTGTGAAAAAGTTATACGCAACACCTACAAAAATCCATCAATTGTTTGGAGTAAGTAGAAGTACAGTATACAACTGGTTGAAATATTACCGTGAAGATAATTTAGGTATAGAAAATTTGTACATTGATTATTCAGCAACGGGCACACTGATTAATATTTCTAAATTGGAAGAGTATTTGATCAGAAAGCATAAAAAATGGTATTAGGAGGATATTAAATGAGCGACACATATAAAAGCTACCTAGTAGCAGTACTATGCTTCACAGTCTTAGCGATTGTACTCATGCCGTTTCTCTATTTCACTACTGCATGGTCAATTGCAGGATTCGCAAGTATCGCAACATTCATATTCTATAAAGAATACTTTTATGAAGAATAAAAAAACTGCTACTCAGAGCATTGAGTAACAGTTCAAATGATTAGCAAATTTACTTTAATTAAATATATAAGGAGTTATTAATATGACCTTACAACAAAAAATACTATCACATTTTGCAACATGTGACAATTTCAATTCTGATGATGTTGTTGAAACTTTTGGGATATCTAAAACACATGCAAAATCCACACTTTCAAAACTTAAGAAAAAAGGAAAGATTGAAATGGAAAGTTGGGGTATCTGGCGTGTTATTGAATCGCAATTGCATTTGAGTGTAGTCGAACGTAAAAAAGAAATTTTAGAAGAACAATTTGAATTGTTAGCAAGATTAAATGAACAAAGTGATGACCCTAGAGAAATAGAAGAACGTATCAAGTTAATGATTCGTCTAGCTAACCAATTTTAAGGAGGAGTTAATCAATGGCAATATTAGAGGATATTTTTCAAGAATTAAAACTATTAAATAAGAATTTACGTGTGCTAAATACTGAACTATCAACTGTAGATTCATCAATTGTACAAGAGAAAGTTAAAGAAGCACCAATGCCAAAAGAAGATACAGCTCAACAAGAATCGATTGAAGAAGTTGAGGAAACTTCTGCTGATTTAACTAAAGATTATGTTTTATCAGTAGGAAAAGAGTTCCTTAAAAAAGCAGATACTTCTGATAAGAAAGAATTTAGAAATAAACTTAACGAACTTGGTGCGGATAAGCTATCTACTATCAAAGAAGAGCATTATGAAAAAATTGTTGATTTCATGAAGGCGAGAATTAATGCATGAAGCTAGATCACTCAAATAGAGCTCATGCAAAGCTTAGTGCAAGTGGAGCAAAACAATGGCTAAACTGCCCACCGAGTATTAAGGCAAGTGAAGGTATTGCAGATAAAAGTACAGTTTTTGCCGAAGAAGGTACATTCGCCCATGAGTTAAGTGAGTTATATTTCAGTCTTAAATATGAAGGTCTAACACAGTTTGAGTTTAATAAAGCTTTTCAAAATTATAAGCAAAATCAATATTACAGTGAAGAGTTGCGTGAATATGTTGAAGAGTATGTAGCTAATGTAGAAGAAAAATACAACGAAGCTTTGAGTAGGGATAATGATGTAATAGCTTTATTTGAAACAAAATTGGATTTAGGTAAATACGTCCCTGAATCTTTTGGTACTGGTGATGTCATTATATTTTCAGGTGGTGTACTTGAAATTATTGACCTTAAATACGGTAAAGGCATTGAAGTTTCAGCTATAGATAATCCTCAACTTAGATTATATGGCTTGGGCGCATATGAACTGCTTAGTTTAATGTATGACATTCATACAGTTCGCATGACTATCATACAACCTCGAATAGATAACTTTTCTACTGAAGAGTTACCAATATCAAGATTACTTCAATGGGGAACCGATTTTGTTAAACCATTAGCCAGACTTGCTTATAACGGTGAAGGGGAGTTTAAAGCAGGTAGTCATTGTAGATTCTGTAAGATAAAGCATTCATGTAGAACACGTGCAGAATACATGTAAAATGTGCCTCAAAAGCCACCACATTTGTTAAGTGATGAAGAGATTGCAGAACTTTTATATAAACTGCCTGATATCAAAAAATGGGCGGATGAAGTAGAGAAATATGCACTAGATCAAGCAAAAGAAAATGATAAAAACTATCCAGGATGGAAACTTGTAGAAGGGCGCTCTCGAAGAGTGATAACTGATACAAAGGCAACGCTTGAAAAGTTAGTTGAAGCAGGTTACAAACCTGAAGATATTACAGAAACCAAGTTACTTAGCATTACGAATTTAGAAAAATTAATTGGTAAAAAAACATTTTCTAAAATTACAGATGGCTTCATAGAAAAGCCGCAAGGTAAATTAACACTTGCCACCGAGTCGGATAAACGACCAGCAATAAAGCAATCTGCTGAAGATGATTTTGAAAAACTATAAAATTAAAAAGGACGGTATATAAACATGAAAGCAAAAGTATTAAATAAAACTAAAGTGATTACAGGAAAAGTAAGAGCATCATATGTACATATTTTTGAGCCTCACAGTATGCAAGAAGGTCAGGAAGCAAAGTATTCAATCAGTTTAATTATTCCTAAATCAGATACAAGTACGATAAAAGCTATTGAACAAGCAACAGAAGCAGCTAAAGAAGAAGGAAAAGTTAGTAAGTTTGGGGGCAAAGTTCCTGCAAACCTGAAACTTCCATTACGTGATGGAGATACTGAAAGAGAAGATGATGTAAATTATCAAGATGCTTATTTTATTAACGCATCAAGCAAACAAGCACCTGGTATTATTGACCAAAATAAAATTAGATTAACGGATTCTGGAACTGTTGTAAGTGGTGACTATATTAGAGCTTCAATCAATCTATTTCCATTCAACACAAATGGCAATAAGGGTATCGCAGTTGGATTGAACAATATTCAACTTGTAGAAAAAGGCGAACCTCTTGGTGGTGCAAGTGCAGCAGAAGATGATTTTGATGAATTAGACACTGATGATGAGGATTTTTTATAAGTCAATAGGTGGGGTTTTTAGCCCCACTTTAATTTTAAAGAAATTGAGGTGTCAAGCATTTGAAATTTATGAATATAGATATTGAAACCTATAGCAGTAACGATATTTCGAAATGTGGTGCTTATAAATACACAGAAGCTGAAGATTTCGAAATTTTAATCATAGCTTATTCAATAGATGGTGGAGCGGTTAGCGCAATTGATATGACTAGAGTAGATAATGAGCCTTTCCACGCTGATTATGAGACGTTTAAAATTGCTCTATTTGACCCTGCTGTAAAAAAGTATGCATTCAATGCTAATTTCGAAAGAACTTGTCTTGCTAAACATTTTAATAAACAGATGCCACCTGAAGAATGGATTTGCACAATGGTTAATTCAATGCGTATAGGCTTACCTGCTTCGCTTGATAAAGTTGGAGAAGTTTTAAGACTACAAAACCAAAAAGATAAAGCAGGTAAAAATTTAATTCGTTATTTCTCTATACCTTGTAAACCAACAAAAGTTAATGGAGGAAGAACAAGAAACCTACCTGAACATGATCTTGAAAAATGGCAACAATTTATAGATTACTGTATTCGAGATGTAGAAGTAGAAATGACGATTGCTAATAAAATTAAAGACTTTCCAGTAACTGCAATTGAACAAGCATATTGGGTTTTTGACCAACGTATAAACGACAGAGGCATTAAGCTTTCTAAATCATTGATGTTAGGAGCTAATGTTCTCGATAAGCAGAGTAAAGAAGAATTGCTTAAACTAGCTAAACATATAACAGGTTTAGAAAATCCTAATAGTCCTACACAGTTATTGTCTTGGTTAAAGGATGAACAAGGATTAGATATACCTAATTTACAAAAGAAAACGGTTCAGGATTACTTGAAAAAAGCAACAGGAAAAGCTAAAAAAATGCTAGAAATCAGATTGCAAATGTCTAAAACCAGTGTAAAAAAATACAACAAAATGCATGACATGATGTGCAGTGATGAACGGGTAAGAGGTCTGTTTCAATTCTACGGTGCCGGTACTGGAAGATGGGCAGGTAGAGGTGTACAACTTCAGAATTTAACAAAGCATTATATTTCAGATACTGAATTAGAAATAGCAAGAGATCTTATTAAAGAACAACGTTTTGACGATTTAGATTTATTACTCAATGTTCATCCTCAAGACTTATTAAGTCAATTAGTTAGGACGACATTTACTGCTGAAGAAGGAAATGAACTAGCAGTAAGTGATTTTTCTGCAATAGAGGCAAGAGTCATAGCATGGTATGCAAAAGAACAATGGCGCTTAGATGTGTTCAATACACATGGAAAGATATATGAAGCATCGGCTTCACAAATGTTTAATGTCCCGGTAGAAAGCATAACTAAAGGTGACCCTCTCAGACAAAAGGGAAAAGTGTCTGAATTAGCTTTAGGTTATCAAGATGGCGCTGGAGCTTTAAAAGCGATGGGTGCATTGGAAATGGGCATTGAAGAAAATGAATTACAAGGTTTAGTTGATAGTTGGCGTAACGCAAATCCTAACATAGTTAATTTTTGGAAGGCTTGCCAAGAGGCCACAATTAATACTGTGAAATCTCGGAAGACGCATCATACACATGGACTTAGATTTTACATGAAAAAAGGTTTTTTAATGATTGAGTTACCTAGTGGAAGAGCTTTAGCTTATCCGAAAGCTTCAGTTGGTGAAAATAGTTGGGGCAGTCCTGTTGTTGAATTCATGGGCTTAGATCTTAACCGTAAATGGTCAAAGTTAAAAACATATGGTGGGAAGTTAGTCGAGAATATTGTTCAAGCAACTGCAAGGGATTTACTTGCGATTTCTATAGCTAGGCTTGAAGCATCAGGATTTAAAATAGTTGGTCATGTTCATGATGAAGTAATTGTAGAAATACCTAGAGGTTCAAATGGACTTAAGGAGATCGAGACTATCATGAATAAGCCTGTTGATTGGACAAAAGGGTTGAATTTGAATAGTGACGGATTTACATCTCCGTTTTATATGAAGGATTAGGAGTGTGATTGCATGCAACATCAAGCTTATATCAATGCTTCTGTTGACATTAGAATTCCTACAGAAGTCGAAAGTGTTAATTACAATCAGATTGATAAAGAAAAAGAGAATTTGGCGGACTATTTATTTAATAATCCAGGTGAACTATTAAAATATAACGTTATAAATATCAAGTTTTTAGATTTAGAGGTGGAATGATGGTTAGAAGAAAAGTTATAAGAGTGCGTATCAAAGGAAAACTAATGACATTGAGAGAAGTTTCAGAAAAATATCATATATCTCCAGAACTTCTTATATATAGATACAAACATAAAATGCGTGGCGATGAATTATTGTGTGGAAGAAAAGACTCAAAATCTAAAGAAGATGAAGTTGAATATATGAAGAGTCAAATAAAAGATGAAGAAAAAGAGAGAGAAAAAATCAGAAAAAAAGCGATTTTGAACCTATACCAACGAAATGTGAGAGCGGAATATGAAGAAGAAAGAGAAGACTGAGACCATGGCTTTATGATGGAACGCCACAGAAACATTCACGTGATCCGTACTGGTTCGATGTCACTTATAACCAAATGTTCAAGAAATGGAGCGAAGCATAATGAGCATAATCAGTAACAGAAAAGTAGATATGAACAAAATGCAAGACATTGTTAAACAACCTGCACATTACACATACGGCGACATTGAAATTATAGATTTTATCGAACAAGTTACGGCACAGTACCCACCACAATTAGCATTCGCAATAGGTAATGTAATCAAATACTTGTCTAGAGCACCGTTAAAGAATGGTCATGAGGATTTAGCAAAGGCGAAGTTTTACGTCCAAAGAGCATTTGGCTTGTGGGAGTGATGACTATGGCATATAACGTGTGTAAAGAATACTTAAACCAATTTTTCGGCTCTAAGAGATATCTGTATCAGGATAACGAACGAGTGGCACATATCCATGTAGTAAACGGCACTTATTACTTTCATGGGCATATCGTACCAGGTTGGCAAGGCGTTAAAAAGACATTTGATACAGCCGAAGAGCTCGAAATATATATAAAGCAACATGGTTTGGAATACGAGGAACAGAAGCAACTAACTTTATTTTAGAGGAGGTTATGAAAGTGAACTATGATACAGGGTTCCAACTAAGCGTAATGGACGCTAGGTTGAAGAAGATGAGAAAACAACGTGATGAGTACAAGAAGCAACGAGATGAGCTTATTGGGGATATAGCTAAGTTAAGAGAGCGTAACAAAGAGTTAGAATCTAAACTTAATGATCAATGCAATTCAGGATTGAAAATAGAAGGTCAACTATATGATGTAGCTAGAGAACGTGATGAATTAATTTAGAAGTGAAGCTAAAATTTTGAAACGAAATATCGAATTAGAGAAGAAAGCAATCGCGTGGGATAGATATTGCAAGAGCGTTGAAAAAGATCTAATAAACGAATTCGGTAACGATGATGAAAGAGTTAAATTTGGAATGGAATTAAACAATAAAATTTTTATGGAGGAAGACACTAATGAATAATCGCGAACAAATCGAAAAATCAGTTATAAGTGCTAGTGCGTATAACGGCAATGACACAGAGGGATTGTTAAAAGAGATTGAAGACGTGTATAAGTATAAAGATATGTGGGAGAAACTTAAAAAAGACTACTTAGAAACTTATATCCGACATAGAAATGACAATAACAGAAATGTTATAAGAGAACGACATATATTAAATTTCATATATGCAATGGATTTATTTGATGGTAATAAAGATGCAGAGAATGTGTTAGAGAAATTGGAACGTGCTAAATATGTAGTTTATGCAAAAGGCTCATTAGTGGAAGATGTTCATTTAAGTGGAGGTACTAAACAAGGAACTTGTTGGGCTAGTTATACTCCAAAAGAAGAAGCGACTATTTTAAACACATGGATTACTGACGATATTAACAAAGCTAGAGGTGTAGCACTTTTAGTTGGTGGCAACATAATGGAATGGGAGGAACAAGAAAATGAGCATTAGTGTAGGAGACAAGGTTTTTAATCCAGAAACAAATTCAACTTTAGAAATTGTACAACTTGTTGGCGATATTAGAGACACGCATTACAAGTTATCTGACGGATCTATTATTAGTCTTATAGACTTTGTTGTTAAACCAATTCATTTAATCAAGGAGGAGCAGGAAAATGACTAAAACATTAACAATTGATCAGTTACAAGAGTTATTACAAATACAAAAGGAGTTCGACGATAGAATACCGACGCTGAACTTAGGAGATAGCAAAATAGCATATGTAGTTGAATTCTTTGAATGGTTTAATACATTGGAAACGTTTAAGAACTGGAAGAAGAAACCAGGTAAGCCGTTAGATGTTCAGTTAGATGAGTTGGCGGACATGTTGGCGTTTGGTTTGAGTATTGCGAACCAAGTAGGTGTGTCATCAGAAGAGTTAAAAGAAGCGATTGAATTAAGTTTTAAAAATACAGAATTTCACAAAATGTTTAATTTTAAAGATAAAGAATTTGCTCAAGACGCAGTTGTTAGTACACCACAGATAATATTCAAAGAATTTTATCCCGACCAATTGGCAATTGTTATAGTGATAGACATAGCTTGCAACTTATATTCTATCGACCAACTCGTCGACGCATACAAAAAGAAAATGAAAAGGAACCACGAAAGACAAGATGGAACAGCAGACGCAGGAAAAGGATACGTGTAAAGACATATTAGATCGAGTCAAGGAGGTTTTGGGGAAGTGAGTATGACAATAATACTTTTGATAGTTTTGGGTTATATGATTTTCTGTGTTTTAATCGAGGGGTATTTAAACACTAATAATGCTAATCGTGCATCTATGTATAAGTGGGGAGCGACTATAACTCTCGCTATAACACTTATTTTGGCAGATGCGTACAACAAAACTCATATTTTAATTCTGTTTTTGGTAATAAATTTCGTAGAAAAACTTAAGCGAGTTCAAAGGAGTGATAAGAAGTGAGTAAGAAGGAAACATATTATGTTATAGAGGTTAATAAGGAAATTTATTTATATGATAATTATGCAGGCGGATATGATTTTACTGACGACATTAGGCATGCGAGAAAATATCTAGATGCTAAAAAAGCAAGAGATATTGCCAGAAAATCAGGTGGAAAAGTATTATATTACAGAATTACGCATGAGGTTATAGGCTAATGCAATACTGCAATACTTAGTCACAACATTTAAAGATTAAACAGGACGTAAGCATACACACATAACTCGAGCTAAGAGCAATCAAAGGTTTACAGTTGTTGAGGCAGAGAGTAAAGAAGAAGCGAAAGAGAAGTACGAGGCGCAAGTTAAAAGAGATGCAGTTATTAAAGTGGGTCATTTGTTTAAAAATATAAAAGGGGAATAATAATGATGAATATACCTAAAATGAAGTTACCAAAAAAGTACATTGAAGTATTCAAGACATATAAAAATGGGACCCCAGAAGAAAAAGCTAAGATTGAAGATTATTTTATTAAAGCTGTTAATGATGAAGACAGTGGATTTTACAGTCCTATGATGGCTAGTCTAAATGAACATCAATTAAGGACTATGTTAAGACAAGTGTCTAGCTTAATTGATACAGGAGATGACAATAATGATTAAACAAATATTAAGACTATTATTCTTACTAGCGATGTATGAGCTAGGTAAGTATGTAACTGAGCAAGTATATATTATGATGACGGCTAATGATGATGTAGAGGCGCCGAGTGAGTATAAACATAGAGCGGAGGTGTCGGAGTAGATGTTCATGTTAGTAACTATTATTTTAGCAATCATGACAGTTTGCGTATCATTAGCGACGATAGCGATTGGTTGTATTGACAAACCAAATCGTGAAAAAGAGCAAATTAAATTAATCAAAGTAAAGGTGTGTACGGGTACATACACCGTTATTTTCGTAGTTGATAAACTTATTTCAAGTAAAGTGTTAGGCGAATTGAATGAGTGTACAGACGCATTAAAGCGTCAGGGTTGGCATGTAGTAGTCTTTGATGATAGGTATGATGTTGAGATGCTAATGGAATAAACTATTTTGATTACATTGTATAAAATCCAAGAAGGGAGCCGAACATGTTAGACAAAGTCACTCAAATAGAAACAATTAAATATGATCGTGATGTCTCATATGCTTATGCTGCTAGTCGCCTATCCACACATTGGACTAATCACAATATGGCTTGGTCTGACTTCATGTAGAAGCTAGCACAAACAGTTAGAACTAAAGAAGATTTAACTGAGTACAATAAAATGTCTAAGTCTGAACAAGCAGATATAAAAGATGTTGGCGGCTTTGTCGGTGGCTATTTAAAAGAAGGTAAACGACGTGCTGGCCAAGTCATGAATCGTTCAATGCTAACACTTGATATCGATTATGCTGCTCAAGATATGACCGACATATTGTCTATGTTTTATGATTTTGCATATTGTTTATATTCAACACATAAGCATAGAGAGATAAGTCCAAGACTGCGTTTAGTGATTCCTTTAAAACGGAATGTAAATGCAGATGAGTATGAAGCTATTGGACGTAAAGTGGCAGATATCGTTGGCATGGATTACTTCGATGATACAACTTATCAACCACATAGGTTAATGTATTGGCCTTCAACTAGCAACGATGCGGAATTTTTCTTTACGTATGAAGATTTACCTTTGTTAGATCCAGATACAATATTAAATGAATATGTTGATTGGACTGACACATTAGAAAGGCTAACATCTTCAAGGGAAGAGAGTAAGACTAAAAGATTAGCAGATAAGCAAGGTGACCCAGAAGAAAAGCCGGGAATTGTTGGCGCATTTTGTAGAGCCTATACGATAGAAGAAGCTATAGAAACTTTTATTCCTGACTTATACGAAAAACATTCTACTAACCGTTATACCTATCATGAAGGTTCAACTGCAGGTGGATTGGTGTTATATGAAAATAACAAGTTTGCCTATTCTCATCATAATACGGATCCCGTAAGCGGTATGCTTGTGAACAGTTTTGATTTAATACGCATACACTTATATGGTGCTCAAGATGAAGACGTTAAAACTGATATACCAATTAATCGACTACCTAGTTATAAAGCAATGCAGCAAAGAGCACAAAATGATGAGGTTGTTAAAAAGCAATTAATTAACGACAAAATGACTGATGCAATGGAGGATTTCGACGAAATAGAAAATAGCGATGATGTATGGTCTGAGACGTTAGAAATTACTTCGAAAGGTACTTTCAAAGCTAGTATTCCAAATATAGAAATTATATTGCGCAATGATCCAAATTTAAAAGGAAAAATAGCATTTAATGAATTTACAAAACAAATTGAATGCTTAGGGAAAATGCCATGGAACAATAATTTTAAAATACGTCAATGGCAAGACGGTGATGATAGCAGTTTAAGAAGTTATATCGAAAAGATTTATGATATACACCATTCAGGTAAAACAAAAGATGCCATTATAAGCGTAGCAATACAAAATGCCTATCATCCAGTAAGAAATTATTTAAAGAAAATATCGTGGGATGGGCATAAACGTTTAGAACGCCTATTCATTAAATACTTAGGTGTTGAAGACACTGAAGTTAATAGAACAACTACTAAAAAAAAGCATTGACTGCTGGAATCGCTCGAGTAATGGAGCCTGGATGTAAATTTGACTACATGCTAACGCTTTTTGGTCCTCAAGGTGTAGGCAAATCTGCCTTGCTAAAAAAATTAGGTGGTGCATGGTTTTCTGACAGTTTAGTTTCTGTTACTGGTAAGGAAGCCTATGAGGCATTACAAGGTGTTTGGTTAATGGAAATGGCAGAACTTGCCGCTACACGAAAAGCTGAAGTTAAAGCTATCAAGCATTTCATATCTAAACAAGTTGACCGATTTCGTGTTGCTTATGGGCATTATATTGAAGATTTTCCAAGACAATGCATTTTCATTGGAACAACTAATAAAGTTGATTTCTTAAGAGATGAAACAGGTGGAAGGCGTTTTTGGCCAATGGCTGTAAATCCAGAGAGAGTTGAAGTGAACTGGTCTAAACTAACCAAAGAAGAGATTGACCAAATTTGGGCAGAAGCTAAACACTATTATGAACAAGGAGAGGAGTTATACCTTAGCCCTGAACTAGAAGAAGAAATGCGTTCAATCCAAAGTAAACATACTGAGGAATCTCCATATACAGGTATTATTGATGAATACCTTAACACACCAATTCCTAGCAATTGGGATGACTTAACTATCTTTGAAAGAAGACGATTTTATCAAGGCGATGTTGATATGTTACCAACAGGAAATGTAGATTACATTGAAAGAGATAAGGTCTGTGCGCTTGAAGTGTTTGTTGAATGTTTTGGTAAAGATAAGGGAGATAGCAGAGGATCTACGGAACTTAGAAAGATTTCTAATGTTTTAAGGCAATTAGACGATTGGTCTGTATATGAAGGTAATAAAAGTGGGAAAATTCGATTCGGAAAAGATTATGGTGTACAGATAGCGTATGTAAGAGACGAAAGTCCGGATGTTTTAATATAAGTTGCGATGAATAAATATGCGTTTCGGGGTGTTGTATCAAATGTTGCATCATTTTTTGAGTGATACAACATGACGGTGTAAAAAGTTACCGCAGGTGTTGTATCATTTTTGGTGATGCAACATTGATGCAACAAATGATACAACACCTCTTTCCCTTCTCGCTGTAAGGCTCAACCCTGTTTGTTTCCAATGTTGCATCAAATTCACTATAAAGTTTAAAAAGTAGTGTTAGGGAGTAAAGGGGTATAGGGGTTACCCTCTAACAGCTATTTTTAAAAGTTTGGCCAAAATTGATGCAACATTGGAACACGAATATAAATTTTGTATACAAGGTGAATAAATGAAAGAGTCGATATTAGAAAAATATTTAGTGAAAGAGATAACAAAGCTAAACGGTTTATGTTTAAAATGGGTTGCACCTGGAACAAGAGGTGTACCGGATAGAATTATTATTATGCCAGAAGGAAAAACATATTTTGTAGAAATGAAGCAAGAAAAGGGAAAGTTGCATCCTTTACAAAAATATGTGCATAGACAATTTGAAAATAGAGATCATATAGTATATGTGTTATGGAATAAAGAACAAGTAAATACTTTTATCAGAGTGGTAGGTGGAACATTTGGCGATTGACTTCAAACCACATAGATATCAAAAGAATGCAATAGATAGAGTGATAGATAATGAGAAATACGGTCTGTTTTTAGATATGGGGCTAGGGAAAACAGTATCAACACTTACAGCATTTAGTGAATTGCAGTTGTTAGACACTAAAAAAATGTTAGTCATAGCACCTAAACAAGTTGCTAAAGATACATGGGGTGATGAAGTTGATAAGTGGAACCATTTAAATCATCTGAAAGTGTCTTTAGTTTTAGGAACACCTAAAGAAAGAAATACTGCATTAAACACAGAGGCTGATATCTATGTAACCAATAAAGAAAATACTAAATGGTTATGTGATCAATATAAAAAAGAATGGCCATTTGACATGGTTGTGATTGATGAACTGTCAACATTTAAAAGTCCTAAGAGTCAAAGGTTTAAATCTATTAAAAAGAAATTACCACTCATTAATAGATTTATAGGATTAACAGGAACACCTAGTCCAAATAGTTTACAGGATTTATGGGCTCAAGTTTATTTGATAGACAGAGGTGAAAGACTTGAGTCTTCATTCAGTCGTTATAGAGAAAGGTACTTTAAACCAACTCATCAAGTTAGCGAACATATTTTTAAGTGGGAACTAAGAGACGGATCTGAAGAAAAGATATATGTTTAAGCATGAAAGCAAAAGATTATTTGAATATGCCTGAGAGAATTGATACTAAACAAACAGTAGTCTTATCTGAAAAAGAAAGAAAAGTATATGAAGAATTAGAAAAAAACTATATTTTAGAATCGGAAGAAGAAGGAACAGTTGTAGCTCGAAATGGGGCGTCATTAAGTCAGAAACTACTACAACTATCTAACGGTGCAGTTTATACAGATGATGAGGACGTAAGACTTATACATGATAAGAAGTTAGATAAGTTAGAGGAAATTATCGAAGAGTCACAAGGTCAACCAATACTATTGTTTTATAACTTCAAACACGATAAAGAAAGAATACCTGAAAGGTTTAAGGAAGCAAACACATTAGAGGATTCAAACTATAAAGAACGTTGGAATAGTGGCGACATTAAACTACTTATAGCGCATCCAGCAAGTGCAGGGCATGGATTAAACTTACAACAAGGTGGACACATTATTGTTTGGTTTGGACTTACGTGGTCATTGGAATTATATCAACAAGCAAATGCTAGATTATACAGACAAGGACAAAATCATACGACTATTATTCATCATATTATGACCGATAACACGATAGATCAAAGAGTATATAAAGCTTTACAGAATAAAGAACTAACGCAAGAAGAATTGATGAAAGCTATTAAAGCAAGAATAGCTAAGCATAAGTAATGGAGGTCTAAAATGGGGAACGCAATATATGATATCAAGCCAGGAACATTTAAATATATTGAATCAGAAATATATAATTTAAATGAGAACAAGAAAGAAATAAAAAGATTGAGGATGGAAATACTTAATCCAACGAAGGAACAAGATTCCAATATTGTATATGGACCATTACAAAAAGGAGAACCAGTTAGAACAACTGAACTAATGGCAACGAGATTATTAACTAATAAGATGTTACGAAACCTAGAAGAAATGGTAGAAGCAGTTGAAAGTGAATACTTAAAGTTGCCTGAAGATCATAAGAAAGCAATAAGGCTCAAGTATTGGAATAAAGAAAAGAAGTTAAAGATGGAACAGATAGGACATGAATGCCATATGCATCGTAATACTGTTACTACTATACGAAAGAACTTTGTTAAAGCAGTAGCGTATCATGCAGGTATCAAATAACATTGTGCAAAGATTGTGCAAAAGGCCTACAAATCTGTAGTAATATGGTAGTATCGGAAAGATGTATAAAGTTATCTGAAAGTTATACGACACAAGTACATGAGGCACATCGCTAAGCGGTGTGTCTTTTGTTATGTAATCTCAAAGAGGTGTAAGAGATGACCAAGCACAATAACATTTATAAGCATGGAAGAAGTTAAGAGAGATAGCATTAGATAGAGATAATTATCTTTGTCAAATGTGTTTACGCGAAGATATTGTAACAGATGCAAACATTGTGCATCACATTATTTATGTTGATGAAGATTTTAACAAAGCTTTAGACTTAGATAATCTAATGTCAGTTTGTTATAGCTGTCATAACAAAATTCATACAAATGATAATGACAAAAGTAATCTTAAGAAAATTAGATTTCTAAAAATTTAAATAATTTTTTTATTTAAATAAAATTTTATAGCCCCCTGCCTACCGGCTTAAAATATTTTTTCGCCGGGTACCGGCGGGGGCCCTTCGCTTGCAACGTGGATAAACTTTTATGAAAGGGGGTCTTTATATGAAATTAACAAAAAAACAGCTAAAAGAATATATAGAGAATTACAAAAAATCTGATAACATATTAATTAATTTGTATATAGAAACATATGAATTTTATTGTCGGTTAAGAGATGAACTTAAAAATAGTGATTTGATGATAGAGCATACAAACAAGGCTGGTGCCAGCAATATTGTTAAGAATCCATTAAGCATAGAACTGACAAAAACAGTTCAAACACTAAATAACTTACTCAAGTCTATGGGTTTAACAGCAGCACAAAGAAAAAAGATAGTTCAAGAAGAAGGTGGATTCGGTGACTATTAAAGTTTTAAATGAACCTTCACCAAAACTATTAACAACATGGTATGCAGAGCAAGTCACTCAAGGGAAAATAAAAACAAGCAAATATGTTAAAAAAGAATGTGAGAGACATCTTAGATATCTAGAAAATGGAGGTAAATGGGTATTTGATGAAGAATTAGCGCATCGTCCTATTCGATTTATAGAAAAGTTTTGTAAACCTTCCAAAGGATCTAAACATCAACTTGTACTACAACCATGGCAACATTTTATTATTGGCAGTTTGTTTGGTTGGGTTCATAAAGAAACAAAGCTGCGCAGGTTTAAAGAAGCTTTGATATTTATGGGTCGAAAAAATGGTAAAACAACCACTATTTCTGGTGTTGCTAACTATGCTGTTTCTCAAGATGGAGAAAACGGCGCTGAAATCCATCTTTTAGCAAACGTAATGAAACAAGCCAGGATATTATTCGATGAGTCTAAGGCGATGATAAAAGCTAGCCCAAAGCTTGATAAAAATTTCAGAACATTAAGAGATGAAATTCATTATGATGCAACGATATCAAAAATTATGCCTCAAGCATCAGATAGCGATAAGTTAGATGCATTGAATACACACATGGGGATTTTTGATGAAATCCATGAATTTAAAGACCATAAATTGATTTCAGTTATAAAAAACTCAAGAGCTGCAAGGTTACAACCTCTTCTCATTTACATTACGACAGCGGGGTATCAATTAGATGGTCCACTTGTTGATATGGTAGAAGCGGGAAGAGACACCTTAGATCAAATCATAGAAGACGAAAGAACCTTTTATTATTTAGCATCTTTGGATGATGACGATGATATTAATGATTCGTCGAACTGGATAAAAGCAAATCCCAACTTAGGTGTCTCTATAAATTTAGACGAGATGAAAGAAGAGTGGGAAAAAGCTAAGAGAACACCAGCTGAACGAGGCGATTTTATAACAAAAAGGTTTAATATATTCGCTAATAACGACGAAATGAGTTTCATTGATTATCCAACACTTCAAAAAAATAATGAAATTATTTCCTTAGATGAGTTGGAAGGTAGACCATGTACTATAGGTTATGATTTATCAGAAACAGAGGACTTTACAGCCGCATGTGCCACTTTTGCATTAGATAATGGCAAAGTTGCTGTCTTAACACATTCTTGGATTCCTAAGCATAAAGTTGAGCATTCTAACGAAAAAATACCATATAGAGAATGGGAAGAAGACGGATTACTAACAATACAAGATAAGCCTTATATAGACTACCAAGATGTTTTAAATTGGATAATTAAGATGAATGAGCATTATGTAGTAGAAAAAAATTACTTATGATAGAGCGAACGCATTCAAACTAAATCAAGAGTTAAAAAATTATGGTTTTGAAACGGAAGAAACAAGACAAGGAGCTTTGACCTTGAGCCCTGCATTGAAGGATTTAAAAGAAATGTTTTTAGATGGAAAAATAATATTTAATAATAACCCTTTAATGAAATGGTATATCAATAATGTTCAGTTGAAACTAGACAGAAACGGAAACTGGTTGCCGTCTAAGCAAAGCAGATATCGTAAAATAGATGGTTTTGCAGCATTTTTAAACACATGTACAGATATTATGAATAAAGTTGTTTCTGATAGTGGTGAAGGAAACATAGAGTTTATTAGTATTAAAGACATCATGCGTTAAGGAGGTGAATGTTATCGCAAAAGAGAATATTGTCACACGCATAAAGAAAAAATTGATAGACAATTGGATTGATCAATCAGCTTCTAAGCTTTATGACTTTAGCCCGTGGAAAAACAAATCTTTTTGGGGTGTAATTAACAATACGCTTGAAACTAATGAAACGATATTTTCAGCAATTACGAAGTTATCTAATTCGATGGCTAGTTTGCCCTTGAAAATGTATGAAGATTATAAAGTAGTTAATACAGAAGTATCTGATTTACTTACAGTGTCACCGAATAATTCACTGAGCAGTTTTGATTTTATTAATCAAATCGAAACAATCAGAAATGAAAAAGGTAATGCATATGTGCTAATTGAACGAGACATCTATCATCAACCATCAAAGCTTTTCTTATTAAATCCAGATGTTGTTGAAATGTTAATTGAAAACCAATCACGTGAACTTTATTATTCAATTCATGCTGCAACTGGAAACAAATTGATTGTTCATAATATGGACATGCTGCATTTCAAACACATCGTGGCATCTAATATGGTTCAAGGTATTAGTCCGATTGATGTGTTGAAGAATACAACTGATTTTGATAATGCAGTAAGAACCTTTAATCTTACAGAAATGCAAAAACCTGATTCTTTCATGCTTAAATATGGTTCCAATGTAGGTAAAGAAAAAAGGCAGCAAGTGTTAGAAGATTTCAAACAGTACTATGAAGAAAACGGTAGAATATTATTCCAAGAGCCTGGTGTTGAAATCGAACCATTACCTAAAAAATATGTCTCTGAAGATATAGTGGCAAGCGAGAATTTAACAAGAGAAAGAGTAGCTAACGTTTTTCAATTGCCCTCAGTATTCTTAAATGCAAGATCAAATACAAATTTCGCGAAAAATGAAGAGTTAAATAGATTTTACTTGCAGCATACCTTATTGCCAATCGTCAAACAGTACGAAGAAGAATTTAATCGGAAACTACTTACTAAAACAGACAGAGAAAAAAAATAGGTATTTTAAATTTAATGTTAAATCTTATTTAAGGGCTGATAGTGCAACACAAGCAGAAGTTTACTTTAAAGCAGTTCGTAGTGGGTACTACACTATAAATGACATTAGAGAGTGGGAAGATTTACCACCAGTTGAAGGTGGAGATAAGCCACTAATAAGCGGAGATTTATACCCGATTGACACGCCACTTGAATTAAGAAAATCTTTGAAAGGTGGTGATAAAAATGTCAATGAAAGCTAAGTATTTTCAAATGAAAAGAAAATCAAAAAGTAAAGGTGAAATATTTATTTATGGTGATATTGTAAGTCATAAATGGTTTGAAAGTGATGTAACTGCTACAGATTTCAAAAATAAACTAGATGAACTAGGAGACATCAGTGAAATAGATGTTCATATAAATTCATCTGGAGGCGGTGTATTTGAAGGACATGCAATATACAATATGCTAAAAATGCATCCTGCAAAAATTAATATCTATGTCGATGCCTTAGCGGCATCAATTGCTAGTGTTATCGCTATGAGTGGTGAAACTATTTTTATGCACAAAAATAGTTTTTTAATGATTCATAATTCATGGGTTATGACTGTAGGTAATGCAGAAGAATTAAGAAAGACAGCGGATTTACTTGAAAAAACAGATGCTGTTAGTAATTCAGCGTATTTAGATAAAGCAAAAGATTTAGATCAAGAACACTTAAAACAGATGTTAGATGCAGAAACTTGGCTTACTGCAGAAGAAGCCTTGTCTTTCGGCTTGATAGATGAAATTTTAGGAGCTAATGAAATAGTTGCTAGTATCTCTAAAGAGCAATATAAGCGTTTCGAGAACGTCCCGGAAGATTTAAAGAAAGATGTAGACAAAATCACTAAAATCGATGATGTAGATACGTCTGAATTGGTTGAAACACCTAAAGAAAGTATGTCACTAGAAGAAAAAGAAAAAAGAGAAAAAATTAAACGCGAATGAGAAATTTTAAAAATGACAATGAATTATTAGGAGGAAATGAAATGCCGACATTATATGAATTAAAACAATCCTTAGGTATGATTGGACAACAATTAAAAAATAAAAATGATGAATTGAGTCAAAAAGCAACAGATCCAAATATTGATATGGAAGACATCAAACAACTAGAAACAGAAAAAGCAGGTTTACAACAAAGATTTAACATTGTTGAAAGACAAGTGCAAGACATTGAAGAGAAAGAAAAATCGAAAGTTAAAGACAAAGGAGAAGCTTATCAATCTTTAAGTGATAATGAGAAGTTGGTTAAAGCTAAGGCAGAGTTTTATCGTCACGCGATTTTACCAAATGAATTTGAAAAACCTTCAATGGAGGCACAACGTTTATTACACGCTTTACCAACAGGTAATGATTCAGGTGGAGATAAGCTCTTACCAAAAACACTTTCTAAAGAAATTGTTTCAGAACCATTTGCTAAAAACCAATTACGTGAAAAAGCGCGTCTAACTAATATTAAAGGTTTAGAGATTCCAAGAGTTTCATATACTTTAGACGATGATGACTTCATTACAGACGTAGAAACAGCAAAAGAATTAAAATTAAAAGGTGATACAGTTAAATTCACTACTAATAAATTCAAAGTATTTGCTGCAATTTCAGATACTGTAATTCATGGATCAGATGTAGATTTAGTAAACTGGGTTGAAAACGCACTACAATCAGGATTAGCAACCAAAGAGCGTAAAGATGCCTTAGCGGTAAGTCCTAAATCTGGATTAGAACACATGTCATTTTATAATGGTTCTGTTAAAGAAGTTGAGGGAGCAGACATGTATGAAGCTATTATTAACGCTTTAGCAGATTTACATGAAGATTATCGTGATAACGCAACAATTTACATGCGATATGCAGATTATGTCAAAATTATTAGTGTTCTTTCAAATGGAACAACAAATTTCTTTGATACACCAGCAGAAAAAGTATTTGGCAAACCAGTAGTATTTACAGATGCAGCAGTTAAGCCTATTGTTGGGGATTTCAATTATTTTGGAATTAACTATGATGGCACAACTTATGACACTGATAAAGATGTTAAAAAAGGCGAGTATTTATTTGTATTAACTGCATGGTATGATCAGCAACGTACATTAGACAGTGCATTCAGAATTGCAAAAGCAAAAGAAAATACAGGTTCATTACCCAGCTAAGCCCCAAAAGGTTAATGTAACAGCTAAGGCTAAATCAGCTGTAATATCAGCCGAATAGGGGTGATGAAATGAGTTTAGAAGAAATTAAATTGTGGTTGAGAATTGACTATAATTTCGAAAATGATTTAATTGAAGGTCTCATTCAATCGGCTAAGTCTGAATTACTATTAAGTGGGGTTCCAGATTATGACAAAGATGACTTGGAATACCCGCTTTTTTGTACAGCGATTAAATATATCATTGCAAGAGATTATGAAAGTCGTGGGTACTCAAATGACCAATCTAGAAGCAAGGTGTTTAATGAAAAAGGATTGCAAAAAATGATTTTGAAATTAAAAAAGTGGTAGGTGATTTTTAAATGGAATTTAATGAATTTAAAGATCGCGCGTATTTTTTTCAATATATAAACAAAGGACCATATCCAGATGAAGAGGAAAAAATGAAATTGTATAGTTGCTTTTGTAAAATTTATAATCCTTCTATGAAAGATAGAGAAATTTTAAAAGCGACTGAATCAAAATCAGGATTAACCATAATTGTCAGGTCTTCTAAAACTGAATATCTACCACAAACAAATCACTTAGTTAAAATTGACAGAGGCTTATATTCCGATAAATTATTCAACATTGAAGAAATAAGAATTGATACACCAGATATTGGCTATAATACAGTGGTTTTATCAGAAAAATGAGTGTAGAAATTAAAAGAATACCTGAAGTGTTGAAGAAATTAGAATCGGTATACGGTAAACAAGCAATGCAAGATAAGAGCGATAGAGCTTTAAATGAAGCATCTGGATTTTTTATAAATGCTTTAAAGAAAGAATTCGAGAGTTTTAAAGATACGGGTGCTAGCATAGAAGAAATGACTAAATCTAAGCCTTATACAAAAGTTGGCAGTCAAGAAAGGGCTGTTTTAATTGAATGGGTAGGTCCTATGAATCGCAAACACATTATTCACTTAAATGAACACGGCTATACAAGAGATGGTAAAAAATATACACCAAGAGGTTTTGGAGTTATTGCAAAAACATTAGCTACTAGTGAACGTAAGTATAGAGAAATTATAAAAAAGGAGTTGGCCAGATAAATGAATATATTAAACACCGTAAAAGGAATATTATTATCTGATGCAGAGATCCAAACATATATAAATTCTAGAATATACTATTATAAAGTCACTGAAAATGCTGAAACTTCCAAACCTTTTGTTGTTATTACACCTGTTTATGATTTGCCTTCAGACTTTATGTCTGATAAATATCTTAGTGAAGAATACTTAATTCAAATAGATGTAGAATCTTCAAATCATCGGAAAACAATTGATATAACAAAACGAATAAGATACCTGTTATATCAACAAAATTTAATTCAAGCATCAAGTCAGTTAGATGCTTATTTTGAAGAAACTAAACGTTATGTGATGTCGAGACGTTATCAAGGCATACCAAAAAATATATATTATAAAAATCAGCGCATCGAATAGGTGTGCTTTTTAATTTTTAAGGAGGAAATAAACAATGGCAGAAGAACAAGGTTCTTATAAAGTAGGTTTTAAAAGATTATACGTTGGAGTTTTTAATCCAGAAGCAACAAAAGTAGTTAAACGCATGACATGGGAAGATGAAAAAGGTGGTACAGTTGATCTAAATATCACAGGTTTAGCACCAGATTTAGTAGATATGTTTGCATCTAACAAACGTGTTTGGATGAAAAAACAAGGTACTAATGAAGTTAAGTCTGACATGAGTATTTTTAACATTCCAAGTGAAGATTTAAATACAGTTATTGGTCGTACTAAAGATAAAAATGGTACATCTTGGGTAGGAGAGAATACAAGAGCACCATACATAACAGTTATTGGAGAATCTGAAGATGGTTTAACAGGTCAACCAGTGTACGTTGCGCTACTTAAAGGTACTTTTAGCTTGGATTCAATTGAATTTAAAACACGAGGAGAAAAAGCAGAAGCACCAGAGCCAACAAAATTAACTGGTGACTGGATGAACAGAAAAGTTGATGTTGATGGCACTCCACAAGGTATTGTATACGGTTATCATGAAGGTAAAGAAGGAGAAGCAGAATTCTTCAAAAAGGTATTTGTGGGATACACAGACAGTGAAGATCATTCAGAAGAACCATCAGGTTCATTGCCCAGCTAATCCCCAAAATGTTGAGGTTACAGTTAATTCAGAATCTGCAACAGTTTCAGCAGAATAGGGGCTTTCAAAAATAAATAGAAGGAGATAAATTTATGGCTAAAACTTTAAAGGTTTATAAAGGAGACAGTGTTATTGCTTCTGAGCAAGGCGAGGGGAAAGTATCTGTAACTTTATCTAATTTAGATGCTGATACAACTTACCCAAAAGGCACTTACCAAGTGTCATGGGAAGAAAATGGCAAAGAATCTAGTAAAGTTGATGCACCTCAATTTAAAACTAATCCAATTTTAGTGTCAGGCGTATCATTTACACCAGAAACTAAATCTATTACGGTAAATGCCGATGACAATGTTGAGCCAAACATTGCACCAAGTACAGCAACGAATAAAACATTGAAATATACAAGTGAACATCCAGAATTTGTTACTGTTGATGAGAGAACAGGAGCAATTCACGGTGTGGCCGAGGGAACTTCAGTTATCACTGCTACGTCTACTGACGGAAGTGATAAGTCTGGTCAAATTACAGTGACAGTAACAAACGGATAGTGATTTAAGGCGCAGGATATCTGCGTCTTTTTTATTTGAATAAAAGGAGCTAATCCAATGATTAAATTTGAAATTAAAGACCGTAAAACAGGAAAAACAGAGAGCTATACAAAAGAAGATGTGACAATGGGCGAAGCAGAAAAATGCTATGAGTATTTAGAATTAGTAAATCAAGAGAATAAAAAAGAGGCACCTAACGCAACAAAAATGAGACAAAAAGAGCGACAGTTATTAGTAGATTTATTTAAAGATGAAGGATTGACTGAAGAAGATGTTTTGAACAAGATGAGTACTAAAACCTATACAAAAGCCTTACAGGATATATTTCGAGAAATCAATGGGGAAGATGAAGAAACTTCAGAAACTGAACCAGAAGAGATGGGAAAGACAGAAAAACAATCTCAATAAAAGATATTTTATCGAACATTAAAAAAATACAACGTTTTTGCATGGAACAGTACGGTTGGACATTAACTGAAGTTAGAGACCAGCCATACTTAAAGTTGTTAGAAATACTTAATGAAGATAGTGATGAAGAGTCAGAAGAAAAACAAAGCGAACAAAAGGTAATCACAGGAACGGATTTAAGGAAGCTTTTTGGAAGCTAGAAAGGAGGTTAATATGAATGAAAAGTAGAAGGCATGACCTTGGAGCTGAAATTAGACCATTTAGGTGTCCAAGAAGGCATGAAGGGTTTAAAGCGACAATTAGGTGTTGTTAATAGTGAAATGAAAGCTAATCTGTCAGCATTTGATAAGTCTGAAAAATCAATGGAAAAGTATCAGGCGAGAATTAAGGGGTTAAATGATAAGCTTAAAGTTCAAAAAAAGATGTATTCTCAAGTAGAAGATGAGCTTAAACAAGTTAACGCTAATTACCGAAAAGCTAAATCTAGAGTAAAAGATGTTGAGAAAGCATATTTAAAGCTAGTAGAAGCTAATAAAAAAGAAAAATTAGCTCTTGATAAATCTAAAGAAGCCTTAAAATCATCGAATACAGAACTTAAAAAAACTGAAAATCAATATAAACGTACTAATCAACGTAAACAAGATGCGTATCAAAAACTTAAACAGTTGAGAGATGCAGAACAAAAGCTTAAGAATAGCAACCAAGCTACTACTGCACAACTAAAAAGAGCAAGTGACGCAGTACAGAAACAGTCCGTTAAGCATAAATCGCTCGTTGAACAATATAAACAAGAAGGTAATCAAGTTCAAAAACTAAAAGTGCAAAATGATAAGCTTTCAAAATCAAATGCTAAAATTGAAAGTTCTTACGCTAAAACTAATACTAAGTTAAAGCAAACAGAAAAAGAATTTAATGATTTAAATAATACTATTAAAAATCATAGCACTAATGTCTCAAAAGCCGAAACAGCTGTTAATAAAGAAAAAGCTACTTTAAATAATTTGGAGCGTTCAATAGATAAAGCTTCATCAGAAATGAAGACTTTTAACAAAGAACAAATGATAGTTCAAAGTCATTTCGGCAAACTTGCTAGTTAAGCGGATGTCATGTCAAAGAAATTTAGTTCTATTGGAGACAAAATGACTTCCCTGGGACGTGCAATGACGATGGGCGTATCTACACCGATTACTTTAGGGTTAGGTGCAGCATTAAAAACGAGTGCAGACTTTGAAGGGCAAATGTCTCGAGTTGGAGCGATTGCGCAAGCAAGCAGTAAAGACTTGAAAAGCATGTCTAATCAAGCAGTTGACTTAGGAGCTAAAACAAGTAAAGGTGCTAACGAAGTTGCTAAAGGTATGGAAGAATTGGAAGCTTTAGGATTTAATGCCAAACAAACAATGGAGGCTATGCCGGGTGTTATCAGTGCAGCAGAAGCAAGTGGTGCAGAAATGGCTACAACTGCAACTGTAATGGCATCAGCAATTAATTCTTTCGGTTTAAATGCATCTGATGCAAACCATGTTGCTGACTTACTTGCGAAATCAGCAAATGACAGTGCTGCAGACATTCAATACATGGGTGATGCATTAAAATATGCAGGTATTCCAGCAAAAGCATTAGGAGTTTCAATAGAGGACACTTCTGCAGCAATTGAAGTTTTATCTAACTCAGGTTTAGAGGGTTCTAAAGCAGGTACTGCCTTAAGAGCTTCGTTTATTAGGCTAGCTAATCCAAGTAAAAGTACAGCTAAGGAAATGAAAAAATTATGTATACATTTGTCTGATGCTAAAGGTGAGTTTGTTGGAATGGGCGAATTGATTAGACAGTTCCAAGGTAATATGAAAGGCATGACGAGAGAACAAAAACTAGCTACAGTGGCTACAATAGTTGGTACTGAAGCAGCAAGTGGATTTTTAGCCTTGATTGAAGCGGGTCCAGACAAAATTAATAGCTATAGCAAATCCTTGAAGAACTCTAATGGTGAAAGTAAAAAAGCAGCAGATTTGATGAAAGATAACCTTAAAGGTGCTCTGGAACAACTAGGTGGCGCTTTTGAATCGTTAGCAATTGAAGTTGGAAAAGATTTAACGCCTATGATTAGAGCAGGTGCGGAAGGATTAACAAAATTAGTTGATGGATTTACACATCTTCCTGGTTGGGTTAGAAAGGCTTCGGTAGGTTTAGCGATTTTTGGTGCATCTATTGGCCCTGCTGTTCTTGCTGGTGGCTTATTAATACGTGCAGTTGGAAGCGCGGCTAAAGGCTATGCATCATTAAATAGACGCATTGCTGAAAATACAATTCTTTCTAATACCAATTCAAAAGCAATGAAATCTTTAGGTCTTCAAACCTTATTTCTTGGTACTACTACAGGAAAAACGTCAAAAGGCTTCAAAGGATTAGCGGGAGCTATGTTGTTTAATTTAAAGCCTATAAATGTTTTGAAAAATACTGCAAATCTAGCAATCTTGCCTTTTAAACTTTTAGGAAAAGGAATAGGATTAGCTTCTAAAAGTGTTTTTGCCTTTAGTGGTGGAGCTAGAGGTTTAGGAATAGCTTTACGTTTTATAACAGGTCCTATTGGTGCGACAATAACTGCTATTACGATTGCTTATAAAGTTTTTAAGACCGCATATGATCATGTGGAATGGTTCAGAAACGGTATTAACGGTTTAGGAGAAACTATAAAGTTTTTTGGTGGCAAAATTATCGGTAGTGCTGTTAGAAAGCTCGGAGAGTTTAAAAATTATCTCGGAAGTATAGGGAGAAGTTTCAAAGAAAAATTTTCAAAAGATATGAAAGATGGTTATAAATCTTTAAGTGATGATGACCTTTTGAAAGTAGGAGTCAACAAGTTTAAAGGATTTATGCAAACCATGGGTACAGCTTCTAAAAAAGCATCTGATACTGTAAAAGTGTTAGGGAAAGGTGTTTCAAAAGAAACAGAAAAAGCTTTAGAAAAACACGTACACTATTCTGAAGAAAACAACATAATCATGGAAAAAGTACGTTTAAACTCGGGTCAAATATCAGAAGACAAAGCAAAAAAACTTTTGAAAATTGAAACGGATTTATCTAATAACCTTATAGCTGAAATAGAAAAAAGAAATAAAAAGGAACTCGAAAAAACTCAAGAACTTATTGATAAGTATAGTGCATTCGATGAACAAGAAAAGCAAAACATTTTAACTCGAACTAAAGAAAAAAATGACTTGAGAATTAAAAAAGAGCAAGAACTCAATCAGAAAATCAAAGAATTGAAAGAAAAAGCTTTAAGTGATGGTCAGATTTCAGAAAATGAAAGAAAAGAAATTGAAAAGCTTGAAAATCAAAGACGTGACATCACTGTTAAAGAACTGAGTAAGACTGAAAAAGAGCAAGAGCGTATTTTATAGTAAGAATGCAAAGAAACAGAAATGCTTATTCAATAGACGAAGCGAGCAAAGCAATTAAAGAAGCAGAAAAAGCAAGAAAAGCAAGAAAAAAAGAAGTAGACAAGCAATATGAAGATGATGTCATTGCTATAAAAAATAACGTCAACCTTTCTAAGTCAGAAAAAGATAAATTGTTAGCTATTGCTGATCAAAGACATAAGGATGAAGTAAGAAAGGCAAAATCTAAAAAAGATGCTGTAGTAGATGTTGTTAAAAAGCAAAATAAAGATATTGATAAAGAAATGGATTTATCCAGTGGTCGTGTATATAAAAATACTGAAAAGTGGTGGAATGGTCTTAAAAGTTGGTGGTCTAACTTCAGAGAAGACCAAAAGAAGAAAAGTGATAAATACGCTAAAGAACAAGAAGAAACAGCTCGTAGAAACAGAGAAAATATAAAGAAATGGTTTGGAAAAGCTTGGGACGGCGTAAAAACTAAAACTGGCGAAGCCTTTAGTAAAATGGGTAGAAATGCTAATCATTTTGGCGACGAAATGAAAAAATGTGGAGCGGAATCAAAGGAATTCCAAGCAAATTAAGTTCAGGTTGGAGCTCAGCCAAAAGCTCTGTAGGATATCACACTAAGGCTATAGCTAATAGTACTGGTAAATGGTTTGGAAAAGCTTGGCAATCTGTTAAGTCGACAACAGGAAGTATTTACAATCAAACTAAGCAAAAGTATTCAGAGGCTTCAGATAAAGCTTGGGCGCATTCAAAATCTATTTGGAGAGGCACATCAAAATGGTTTAGCAATGCATATAAAAGTGCAAAGGGCTGGCTAACGGATATGGCTAATAAATCGCGCTCGAAATGGGATAATATTTCTAGTACAGCATGGTCGAATGCAAAATCAGTATTTAATGGTTTTAGAAAATGGCTATCAAGAACATATGAATGGATTAGAGATATTGGTAAAGACATGGGAAGAGCTGTGGCTGATTTAGATAAAAATGTTGCTAATAAAGCTATTGGCGGTTTGAATAGCATGATTGGCGGTATTAATAAAATATCTAAAGCCATTACTGATAAAAATCTCATCAAGCCAATACCTACATTGTCTACTGGTACTTTAGCAGGAAAAGGTGTAGCTGCCGATAATTCGGGAGCATTAACGCAACCGACATTTGCTGTATTAAATGATAGAGGTTCTGGAAACGCCCCAGGTGGTGGAGTTCAAGAAGTAATTCACAGAGCTGATGGAACATTCCATGCACCCCAAGGACGAGATGTGGTTGTTCCACTAGGAGTTGGAGATAGTGTAATAAACGCCAATGACACTCTGAAGTTACAGCGGATGGGTGTTTTGCCAAAATTCCATGGTGGTACGAAAAAGAAAAAATGGATGGAACAAGTTACTGAAAACCTTGGTAAAAAAGCAGGAGACTTCGGTTCTAAAGCTAAAAACACAGCGCATAATATCAAAAAAGGTGCAGAAGAAATGGTTGAAGCAACAGGCGATAAAATCAAAGATGGCGCATCTTGGTTAGGCGATAAAATCGGCGATGTGTGGGATTACGTACAACATCCAGGGAAACTAGTAAATAAAGTAATGTCAGGTTTAAATATTAATTTTGGAGGCGGAGCTAACGCTACAGTAAAAATAGCTAAAGGCGCATACTCATTGCTCAAAAAGAAATTAGTAGACAAAGTAAAATCGTGGTTTGAAGATTTTGGCGGTGGAGGCGATGGAAGCTATCTATTTGACCATCCAATTTGGCAAAGGTTTGGGAGTTACACAGGTGGACTTAACTTTAATGGCGGTCGTCACTATGGTATTGACTTTGGAATGCCTACAGGAACGAACATTTATGCCGTTAAAGGCGGTATAGCTGATAAAGTATGGACTGATTACGGTGGCGATAATTCTATACAAATTAAGACCGGTGCTAATGAATGGAATTGGTATATGCATTCATCTAAGCAATTAACAAGACAAGGCCAACGCATTAAAAGCTGGCCAACTGATAGGGAAATCCGGTGCTACAGGTAATTTCGTTAGAGGGGCATACTTACATTTCCAATTGATGCAAGGGTCGCACCCTGGCAATGATACAGCTAAAGACCCTATGAAATGGTTGAAGTCACTTAAAGGTGGCGGTGGCAAGGTCGGTGGAAGCGGATATGAGAATGCAAAAAGAGCTATTCTAAGAGCGCAATCAATTTTAGGCGGACGATATAGATCTGACTATATCACTACTCAGATGTTAAGAGTAGCCAAGCGTGAAAGTAACTATCAGGCAGATGCTATTAACAATTGGGATTCCAACGCAAGAGCGGGTACACCGTCTAAAGGTATGTTCCAAATGATTGAACCTTCATTTAGGGCTTTTGCTAAGCCAGGACATGGAAATATTTATAATCCTACTGATGAGGCGATTTCAGCAATGAAATACATTGTTGCTAAGTACGGTTGGGGGGCTTTAAACGCGCAGGAGATTATGCCTATGCGAATGGAGGTCTTATAACTAAACATCAAATCGCTGAAGTGGGGGAAGGAGATAAACCAGAAATGGTTATTCCGTTGACACGACGCAAAAGAGCAATGCAATTAACTGAACAGGTTATGCGCATCATTGGTATGGATGGCAAGCAAAATAACATCACTGTAAATAATGATACTTCTACGGTTGAAAAATTGTTGAAACAAATTGTTATGCTAACGGATAAAGGAAATAAATTAACAGATGCATTGATTCAAACTGTTTCTTCTCAGGATAACAACTTAAGCTCTAGTGATGCAATTAGAGATTTAGAAAAGGTATTGTCAAAACAAAGTGGACATAGAGCAAATGCAAATAATTATATGGGAGGTTTGACTAATTAATGCAATCTTTTGTAAAAATCATAGATGGTTACAAGGAAGAAGTAATAACAGATTTTAATCAGCTTATATTTTTAGATGCAAGGGCTGAAAGTCCAAACACCAATGATAATAGTGTAACTATTAACGGTGTAGATGGTATTTTACCGGGCGCAATTAGTTTTGCGCCTTTTTCATTAGTATTAAGGTTTGGCTATGATGGTATAGATGTTATAGATTTAAATTTATTTGAGCATTGGTTTAGATCTGTATTTAATCGTAGACATCCTTATTATGTTATTACTTCTCAAATGCCTGGTGTTAAATATGCAGTGAATACAGCTAATGTTACATCTAATTTAAAAGATGGTTCTTCAACTGAAATTGAAGTAAGTTTAAATGTTTATAAAGGATATTCTGAATCAGTTAATTGGACCGATAGCGAGTTCTTATTCGACTCTAATTGGATGTTTGAAAATGGAATTCCTCTTGATTTCACACCTAAATATACTCATACATCAAATCAATTTACTATTTGGAACGGTTCTACTGATACGATAAATCCACGATTCAAGCACGATTTGAAAATATTAATTGATTTAAATGCGAGTGGAGGATTTGAACTGGTTAACTATACAACAGGTGATATTTTTAAGTACAACAAAAGTATAGATAAAAACACTGATTTTGTTTTAGATGGTGTGTATGCATATCGAGATATAAATAGAGTGGGAATTGATACAAATAGAGGCATTATAACATTAGCGCCAGGTAAAAATGAATTTAAGATTAAAGGAGACGTCAGTGATATTAAAACTACATTTAAGTTTCCTTTTATTTATAGGTAGGTGACTTAATGGATTATCATGATCATTTATCAGTAATGGATTTTAACGAATTGATTTGTGAAAATTTACTAGATGTAGATTACGGTTCTTTTAAAGAATATTATGAACTGAATGAAGCTAGGTATATCACCTTTACAGTTTATAGAACTACTCATAATAGTTTTGTTTTTGATTTATTGATTTGTGAAAACTTCATAATTTATCACGGTGAAAAATACACAATTAAGCAGACAGCGCCAAAGGTTGAAGGTGATAAAGTTTTTATTGAGGTTACGGCATATCACATAATGTATGAATTTCAAAATCACTCAGTGGAATCAAATAAGCTTGATGACGACAGTAGCGAAACTGGTAAAACGCCAGAATACTCTTTAGATGAGTACTTAAGATATGGATTTGCAAATCAAAAAACTTCAGTCAAGATGACCTATAAAATAATTGGAGATTTTAAAAGAAAAATACCAATTGATGAATTGGGTAACAAAAATGGCTTAGAATACTGTAAAGAAGCAGTAGATTTGTTTGGTTGCATTATTTATCCAAATGATACGGAGATATGTTTTTATTCTCCTGAAACATTCTATCAAAGAAGTGAAAAAGTAATAAGGTATCAATATGATACTGATACTGTATCTGCAACTGTCAGTACATTGGAATTAAGAACAGCTATAAGAGTTTTTGGGAAAAAGTACACAGCTGAGGAAAAGAAAAATTATAACCCTATTAAAACAACTGATATTAATTATTCAAATGATTTCATAAAAGAAGGTACTTATCGCACTGAAACAATTAGCTCTAAAGCAACTATTAACTTTGATTGCAAGTATGGCAATGAAACCGTTAGATTTACAATCAAAAGGGTTCCCAAGGTGGAATATATAAGTTGATTTTAGACGGCAAGCAAATTAAGCAAATTTCTTGTTTTGCTAAGTCGGTTCAGTCTGAAACAATAGATTTAATAAAAAACATTGATAAAGGCAAGCACGTTTTAGAAATGATATTTTTAGGAGAAGACCCCAAAAATAGAATTGATATATCTTCAAATAAAAAAGCTAAGACTTGTATGTACGTTGGAACTGAAAAATCAACAGTCTTAAATTTAATTGCTGACAATTCAGGTCGCAATCAATACAAAGCAATTGTTGACTATGTCGCAGATAGTGCAAAGCAGTTTGGGATTCGATATGCTAATACGCAAACAAATGAAGATATCGAAACACAGGATAAGCTGTTAGAATTTGCAAAAAAGCAAATAAATGATACTCCTAAGACTGAATTAGATGTTAATTATATAGGTTATGAAAAAATAGAGCCAAGAGATAGCGTATTCTTTGTTCATGAATTAATGGGATATAACACTGAATTAAAGGTTGTTAAACTTGATAGGTCACATCCATTTGTAAACGCAATAGATGAAGTGTCTTTCAGCAAAGAAATAAAAGATATGGTACAAATTCAACAAGCGCTTAACAGACGGGTTATTGCACAAGATAATAGATATAACTATCAAGCAAATCGTATAAATCATTTATACACTAGTACTTTGAATTCTCCTTTTGAGACAATGGATATAGGGAGTGTATTAATATAATGGCAACAGAAGAAGTTAAAATCAAAGCGCTACTTGAAAACGATAAACAGTACTTTCCAGCTACACATTGGAAAGCTATAAATGGGGTACCTTATGCAGGCAGTAGTGATATTGATGGATTACCTCAAGACGGTATCATTTCGGTAGATGATAAAAATAAATTAGATAATTTAAAAATAGGTGAAGCAGGAATTATTCAAAATAGCATTGTACAGAAATCCCCAAACGGTAAATTGTGGAAAATAACAGTTGACGATAGTGGGTAACTTGGTACAGTGCTATTTTATTAGAAAGGAAGGTGCATTATGGGAAATTTGTATTTAATAAAGGATTTGGGAGCTTTAGCAGGTCGAGATTATAGAGCTAAAGAAATACAAAACTTACAAAGAATAGAGCAATTTGCGCTTGGATTGACAACAGAGTTTAAGTTGCATCAGAAAGCTAAAATAATTCAACACTTCGCTGAGCAAATTTATTATAATGGTAGATCGCAAGCAGCAGTAAATAAATCTCTACAAAGTCAAATTAACGCACTTGTTTTGGCACCGCGTAATAATAGTGCCAACGAGATTGTTCAAGCTCGAGTTAATGTAAATGGCGAAACCTTTGACACATTAAAAGAACATTTAGACGATTGGGAAACCAAAACTCAAAATAATAAAGAAGAAACTATAAGAGAACTAAATAAGGCTAAACAACAAATTCTTGATATCGAGTACCGTTTTGAACCCGATAAGCAAGAATTTTTATTTGTAACAGAACTTGCACCACTTACAAATGCAGTAATGCAATCCTTCTGGTTTGATAACAGAACCGGTATAGTGTACATGACACAAGCAAGAAATAATGGTTATATGTTAAGACGTTTAAGACCTAATGGCCAATTTATAGACAGCTCATTAATTGTAGGTGGCGGTCATGGTACACATAACGGTTATAGATATATTGATGATGAGTTATGGATTTATAGCTTTATCTTAAATGGTAATAATGAGAATACATTGGTTCGTTTCAAGTATACGCCTAATGTGGAAATTAGCTATGGCAAGTATGGTATGTAAGATGTATTTACAGGACACCCAGAAAAACCCTACATCACTCCTGTCATAAATGAAAAAGAAAATAAAATTCTATACAGAATTGAGAGACCTAGAAGTCAGTGGGAACTTGAAAACTCAATGAATTATATAGAGATAAGAAGTTTAGACGATGTTGATAAAAATATTGATAAAGTTTTGCATAAAATTAGTATCCCTATGAGACTAACAAACGAAACTCAACCAATGCAGGGTGTGACTTTTGATGAAAAATACGTGTATTGGTATACAGGAGACAGTAATCCAAATAATAGAAACTATTTAACGGCTTTCGATTTAGAAACAGGAGAAGAAGCATATCAGGTTAATGCTGACTATGGTGGAACACTAGATTCGTTTCCTGGTGAATTTGCGGAAGCGGAAGGTTTGCAAATATACTATGACAAAGATAGCGGTAAAAAGGCTTTGATGCTAGGTGTTACTGTCGGTGGAGATGGAAATAGAACACATCGTATTTTCATGATTGGACAAAGAGGTATTTTAGAAATTCTGCACTCAAGAGGCGTCCCTTTTATCATGAGTGACACAGGTGGTAGAGTTAAGCCTTTACCAATGAGACCTGATAAACTAACAAATCTTGGAATGTTAACAGAGCCAGGTCTTTATTATTTATACACAGATCATACAGTTCAAATTGACGATTTCCCACTACCAAGAGAATGGCGCGATGCAGGTTGGTTCTTAGAAGTAAAACCACCACAAACTGGTGGAGATGTTATTCAGATATTAACGCGTAATAGTTATGCAAGAAACATGATGACTTTTGAAAGGGTGCTTTCTGGAAGAGCTGGAGACATTTCGGATTGGAATTATGTTCCTAAAAATAGTGGGAAATGGGAGAGAGTACCTTCATTTATTACAAAAATGTCAGATATTAATATAGTAGGTATGTCGTTTTATTTAACAACGGATGATACAAAACGTTTTACAGATTTTCCAACTGAACGTAAAGGGGTAGCTGGTTGGAACTTATATGTAGAAGCTTCAAATACAGGTGGTTTTGTTCATAGGCTAGTTCGTAATAGTGTTACAGCATCTGCTGAGATACTATTGAAAAACTATGATAGTAAAACAAGTTCAGGGCCATGGACTTTACACGAAGGGAGAATTATAAGTTAATGAGTAATTTAGAGAAATCTGTAAATATTAATTTAGAGAACACTGCGCATTATGAAAATATTTCAAATCTAGATATAACTTTTAGAACAGGAGAGAGTGATTCTTCTGTTCTTCTTTTTGATATTACTAAAAATAATCAACCGTTATTCTTGAGTGAAGAAAATATCAAAGCACGAATAGTGATTAGGGGCAAAGGAGTTATGGTAGTTGCTCCACTAGAAATATTAGATCCATTTAAAGGCGCATTAAAATTTCAATTACCTAACGATGTAATTAAACGAGATGGAAGTTATCAAGCTCAAGTTTCGGTTGCAGAGCTAGGCAATTCAGACGTGGTAGTTGTCGAGAGAACTATCACATTTAACGTTGAAAAAAGCTTGTTTAGCATGATTCCATCTGAAACAAAATTACACTATATTGTTGAATTTCAGGAATTAGAAAAAACTATTATGGATCGTGCGAAAGCAATGGACGAGGCTATAAAAAATGGTGAAGATTATGCGAGCCTGATTGAAAAAGCTAAAGAAAGAGGTTTATCAGATATTCAAATAGCAAAATCTTCCAGTATAGATGAATTAAAGCAACTTGCAAATAGCCGTATAACCGATTTGGAAAATAAAGCGCAAGCTTATTCAAGAGCATTCGATGAGCAAAAGCGGTATATGGATGAGAAACATGAAGCTTTTAAGCAATCTGTGAATAGTGGTGGTTTAGTCACAAGTGGTTCAACTTCAAATTGGCAAAAATCTAAGATTACTAAAGACGACGGTAAAATAACACAGATTACTGGATTTGATCTTAACAATCCAGAACAAAGAGTAGGAGATTCAACCCAATTTATTTATGTCTCACAAGCTATAAACTACCCAAGAGGTGTAAGCACTAATGGTACTGTCGAGTATTTAGTAGTAACTTCCGACTACAAACGTATGACATATCGTCCAAATGGTACAAATAAAGTATTTGTTAAAAGAAAAGAAGCGGGTCCTTGGTCTGATTGGTCAGAGTTAGCCATTAATGATTACAATACGCCTTTTGAAACTGTTCAAAACGCGCAATCAAAAGCTAATACGGCTGAAAGCAACGCCAAATTATACACGGATGACAAGTTTAATAAAAGATATTCAGTTATTTTTGATGGGACGGCAAATGGCGTGGGCTCAACATTATATCTTAATGAAAGTTTAGATCAATTTATTTTGTTAATCTTTTATGGAACTTTTCCAGGGGGAGATTTTACTGAGTTTGGAAACCCCTTTGGTGGCGGGAAAATTTCATTGAACCCATCAAATTTACCGGATAATGACGGTAACGGCGGAGGCGTTTATGAGTTTGGGTTAACTAAATCTAGTCGTACATCTTTAACGATATCGAACGATGTTTATTTCGACTTAGGAAGTCAAAGAGGTTCTGGAGCAAACGCAAATAGAGGAACAATCAACAAAATTATAGGAGTGAGAAAATAATGCAAATATTAGTTAACAAGCGTAATGAGATTATTTCATATGCTATCATTGGGGGCTTTGAAGAAGGCATTGATATTGAAAATTTACCAGAAAATTTCTCTCAAGTTTTTAGACCTAAAGCCTTTAAATATTCAAATGGGGAAATAGTTTTTAACGAAGATTATTCAAAAGAAAAAGATGACTTGCATCAACAGATTGACAGTGAAGGGCATAGCACAGCCACTTCTGATGCTATCTTATGAAAAATGGTTGCTAGTATGCAGAAGCAAGTTGTTCAAAGTACAAAGTTATCGATGCAAGCTAATAAACAAAACGCATTAATGGCAAAACAACTTGTGGCACTTATTAAAAAATTAGAAGAGGTTAAAGGAGAGACTGAAAATGCTTAAATTAATTTCACCAACTTTCGAAGATATTAAAACATGGTATCAATTGAAAGAACATACTAAAGAAGATATAGCGTGGTATGTAGACATGGAAGTTATAGATAAAGAGGAATACGCAATTATTACAGGAGAAAAGTATCCAGAAAATCTAGAGTCATAGGCTAAGAGCTTATGACTTTTTAATTTGAATAAAGTGGGTGGCAGAATGTTTGGATTTACCAAACGACATGAACAAGATTGGCGTTTAACGCGTTTAGAAGAAAATGATAAGACTATGTTTGAAAAATTCGACAGAATAGAAGATAGTCTTAGAGCGCAAGAAAAGATTTATGACAAATTAGATAGAAATTTTGAAGAATTAAAGCGCGACAAAGAAGAAGATGAAAAAAATAAGGAAAAAAATGCCAAAAATATTAGAGATATCAAGATGTGGATTCTTGGATTAATAGGGACTATACTAAGTACGTTTGTTATAGCAATATTAAAAACAGTATTCGGTATTTAAAGGAGGTGATTACCATGCTTAAAGTGATTTTAGGTTATAGTTTTTGGGCGTGTTTCTGGTTTGGTAAGTGTAAGTAATAGTTAAGAGTCAGTGATTTGGCACTGGATTTTTATTATTGTAATTGTGGTAATAAACAAAAGTGAGCGAGTTGGACAGATGGAGGCTAATCCTTTAACAAAAAGGCTTGATACCTATGGTCATGGTTGATACTCATATAAAAGGTTAACGTGTCTGATTTTGAAATACTGATAGTTGTGTTAACAATTGTTGGCTTAGTACTAATCAGTAAACAAGGTTATAAAAAATAGCCTTCTACAACTTCGACGAGTAATAGAAAGGCTACTTTGTAAGCTTTTTTATGGAAGTCGCCGTCATTTGACGGGCTCATTAGGACAACATGTTTCCGCATGTTGCCCATTTCTATATATAAATTAACATGCTATAACATAAATTTCAAGCAGACGGCTAATAGGCCGTCTGTTTATTTTGGATAAAAGGAGCAAACAAATGGAAACAAAAGTAATAACAAGATATATTGTATTAATTTTAGCGTTAGTCAATCAGTTTTTAGCGAACAAAGGTATAAGCCCGATACCAGTAGATGAAGAGAGTATTTCATCGATTATCTTAACAGTCATTGCTTTATACACTGCTTATAAAGACAATCCAACATCACAAGAAGGACGCTGGGCGAATCAAAAACTAAAGAAATATAAAGCTGAAAGTAAATACAGAAAAGCAACAGGCCAAGCCCCTATTAAAGAAGTAATGACACCTACAAATATGAATGACACAAAAGAATTAGGGTAGGTGATTGATATATGTTAATGACAAGAAATCAAGCAGAAAAATGGTTTGATAACTCATTAGGAAAACAATTTAATCCAGATGGTTGGTATGGGTTTCAATGTTACGATTATGCAAATATGTTCTTTATGTTAGCAACAGGAGAAAGGTTATAAGGTTTATACGCTTATAATATCCCGCTTGATAATAAAGCGAAAATTGAAAAATATGGTCAAATAATTAAAAATTATGATAGCTTTTTGCCACAAAAGTTGGATATTGTCGTCTTCCCGTCGAAGTATGGTGGTGGAGCTGGTCATGTTGAAATTGTTGAGAGTGCAAATTTAAACACTTTCACATCATTTGGTCAAAACTGGAATGGGAAAGGATGGACTAATGGCGTTGCGCAACCTGGCTGGGGTCCTGAAACTGTTACAAGACATGTCCATTATTATGACAATCCAATGTATTTTATTAGATTAAATTTCCCTGATAGCATAAGTGTTAAGGATAAGGCTAAAGGTATTATTAAGCAAGCAACTGCAAAAAAAGAGGCAGTAATTAAACCTAAAAGGATTATGCTTGTAGCTGGTCATGGATATAATGATCTAGGCGCAGTTGGTAATGGAACAAACGAACGTGATTTCATCCGTAAATATATAACGCCCAATATCGCTAAGTATCTAAGACATGCGGGACATGAAGTTGCTTTATATGGCGGCTCCAGTCAATCACAAGACATGTATCAAGATACTGCATACGGTGTTAATGTAGGAAATAAAAAAGACTATGGCTTATATTGGGTTAAATCACAGGGGTATGACATTGTTTTAGAGATACATTTAGATGTAGCAGGAGAAAGTGCAAGTGGTGGACATGTTATTATATCAAGTCAATTCAATGCAGATACTATTGATAAAAGTATACAATATGTTATTAAAAATAACTTGGGACAAATAAGAGGTATAACACCTCGTAATGATTTACTAAATGTTAATGTATCAGCTGAAATAAATATTAATTACCGCTTATCTGAATTAGGTTTTATTACTAATAAAAATGATATGGATTGGATTAAGGAAAACTATGACTTGTATTCTAAACTAATAGCCGGTGCGATTCATGGTAAGCCTATTGGTGGTGTGGTAGCTAGTGAGGTTAAAACGTCATCTAAAAAAGAAAAGAATTCACCAGTGCCAGCAGGATATACACTCGATAAAAATAATGTACCTTATAAAAAAGAAACTGGTAATTACACAGTTGGTAATATTAAAGGTAATAATGTAAGAGATGGATATTCAACTAATTCAAGGATCACAGGGGTATTACCTAACAACACAACAATCACGTATGACGGCGCCTATTGTATCAATGGTTATAGATGGATCACTTATATTGCTAATAGTGGACAACGTCGTTATATTGCGACAGGAGAGGTAGACAAGACAGGTAATCGAATAAGTAGTTTCGGTAAGTTTAGTGCAATATAATATTTGCTTAAAAGCTCACAATTTGTTATCCTTTAAAAGGATGTTTTACAGTTTTCAAATTATTGTGTGGATACAAGGAAGTTATTTTATTTGAAGCTGTTACATTTAATTATAAATTGGGATATAATGTTCGATCCTTTGCGACTTAATCTGTTTACTAATAAATAGAAATATTTTATAATCAGAAAGTCATGTCTTTTTAAGCAGGTGCGTTACACACCTGCTTTTTTTGTTTGCATTTAAAGATAAGATGTGATAAATTTCAGTGGAACATTATGCAACATTTCTCTCAAGTTTATATTGTGGCTAGCCTTCGGACTGATTTTTTGTTATTATTTAAAGACATGCATCAACTATTTACATCATCCTTGTTAGCCCAAGCATGTCACTGGGCGTGTTTTCGTTTTATGATAGAGAGCAAAGTTCTTGCTACCCCCCGTAGTATAGAGGCAGCTTTAACACACCCGCATAATAGTTTGCGGGGTGTTTTTTTGTTTGGAATACATGTTTATTTGCTCTTAATTGCATATTAG